TTGGCTCATTGGAAAAGATCAGCCATGCGTTATTTGAAACGCAATGCGCCAATGTTGCACCATCAAGCTGTACACGAATTTAATGAACATCCTGATGGAAGGGGACAAGAATGAAAACCAAAGAAGAAATTAAAGAAGAAATAATTGAACTGTATGGGGCTACGCAAGCCTTGAGCGATGCAATGAATTTTCTTCATGCCCAACGCATGGAAAAAAGTAAACAGATGATGGCATTAAATCATATGTTGAAAGAAATGGAGGACAAGAATGACTAAAGACGAGCCTGTTGCATGGATGAACAAACACGGTGCTTGTAAGACTTCTTTGTTTAGAGAGGAGGAAGCTGGCGCAAAAGAAGAATACACCATTCCTCTCTACACAACACCACAACAAGGGTGCGATGAATGTGGAAATGGTGGAGGGTATGCGTTGTATTGCTTACCATGTGTTGAAAAGTTTGTCGGTAATAAAGAATGGGTAGGGTTGAATGGTGCTGACTGGAACGACTTCAATCCATTATTAGTAAATGACCCACATCGAATTGCGGAATGGGTAGAGAGAATATTAAAGGATAAGAACACATGATTGAATACGACTTTGAGGGATATGCCAAGTCTAAAATTGATAAAGGATTAGGCTATTTGGAAGGTTTTAGTAAAGGCTATCACCAAGCTAAATCAGAATGGGTAGGACTAACGGCTGACCAAATGAGAGCAATAGCAGAATGGCAGTTAAGTGCTCATAGACCATTGATTGATGTCATAAAAGCGGTGGAGCAAGCATTAAAGGAGAAAAATACATGAAACACAAACATGCAGAACTAATTAAAAAATGGGCAGATGGTGCTCAAATTCAAGTTAAATATGATGAATGGCAAGATACTGATAGTCCTGGTTGGGATGAAGAATTTGAATACAGAATAAAACCTGAAGAAAAACCTGATTTTGCAGTTTCAGCTAATGTAGTGTTTAAATTAGGACTTAATGGAGATTATTTAGAGTTTTCCAAAACTGGGAAACATAACATTGAATTTGTATTTGATGGCACAACCCAGAAACTGAAAGCAACCAGACCCTATAAAAATGATTGAACTATTAAACAAAAGAAAGCTGCAACTTCAGGCACTTTACAAAAAATGTCCAGACATTCAAATTGTTTACAGGCTTAGGGAAATTGAGCTAATGACCAAAAGATACAAAAAATTGTTGGAAATTGAGGTAGATGCCAGTGGTTTTAGACCTGAGCTGGAGGAATTGGCAAAGGATTTAAATGGCTGATTCACTCATAATATCTGCACTTTTATTCATTGGAGCATCAATTTTTGCTACTGTTGTTTGGTGTTTTTTGATGTATATAATCTGGGAGGAGGAAGATCAAAATCTTAAAAAAGCTATCCAAAACAACAAAATTCACTTGACAAGAGATAGTGATTTGGGATAATTGAGACTCCAATTTTTAACTTGCAAGGAACAAAAAATGGGATATTATGGAATGGAAAAAGAGCCTAAAGGGTCTAAGTCATCAGACTCAACTGGTGAAAAGAAGATGGGACCAAAGTCTTTTGACAAGATGACTGGACCAAACAGCATGAAAGGCACAAAAGGCATGTCTGGAGAAAAGATGCCCAAGGGTGCTGACTCTGCTGATACCACTGGTGAGATCAAAAGACCTCTAAATGGTGGTGTTGCAATGGGCAAGGCTGACAGCATTGGCTCTAGAGACATGAGCCACATGGGCAAGGTAGATGGCAGAACTGGTGAATTTAACACTGGCTCAAAAGAGTCTGAGTGTTATGTTCATGAGAGAACACCACATATCCAAGACACTATGTAAAAAGCGAAATACCCCAAAGATTCGTGGTCTAAGGGGTATCTCTAATCAACCCAAATAATAAGGATTTGAATTGACTGCTCAACATTGTAAGACTTGTAGGTATTTTTCCCAAGAGGGATTTAGGGACATGGGTGTTTGTAAAAGATACCCTACTTTCCAAAACAGAAATAGCACAGATTGGTGTGGTGAACACAATCCTATATTGCCAAGCACAATCACATTACCTAAAGTTAATTTAGAGTTGGGTGTTGTTATGAACCCAGCAATAGACCAGGCAGAAAAGAAAAAACCTGGCAGACCAAAATTAAGTGGGAGGCAAATCCCATGAAACCCATAAAAGACAAGATTATTGTTAGACCTATTCCAAGAATACAGTCTAGTTTATATGTCCAAACTGCTGAAGCAGATACAGTAGGGCATATAGTGGCAGTTGGGGATGAGGCTGCTGAGGAAGGTCTAAAAGTAGGGGATAAAATATATTTTGGCACTTTGGCTAAAGACTACAAAGACGAATACCTGAAATATCACAATTTTAAGGACGGGGATGAGAAATTCCTTGTGCTGTCATGGCAAGATGTTTGTTTTGTTGAGGAGCAAGAATAATGGCTAAAGCTGGTTTATACGCTAATATCCATGCAAAGCAGGAAAGAATCAAAAAGGAAAAGGCTGAGGGCAAGCCAGTTGAAAAGATGAGAAAGCCTGGTTCTAAGGGTGCTCCAACTGCTGAGGCATTTAAACAATCTGCAAAGACTGCCAAAAAATGACTAAAAAACATGACAAACCAATAGAGCACAAAACCACAGGAAAGGGTAAGACATATAACCCAACTGACAAAGGTGCTGGTATGACTGCTAAAGGAAGGGCAGAATACAATAAAAAGAATGGATCAAACCTAAAGCCTCCTGCTCCAAACCCCAAGACAGAGAAAGATGCTGGTAGAAAGGCATCATTTTGTGCGCGGATGGAGGGAGTTGTAGCCAAAGCTAAAGGTCCTGCTGAAAGGGCTAAAGCATCACTTAAGAACTGGAACTGTTAACATGCCACTCAAAAAATCCACATTACCCAAAGCATTTAAAGAGAATATTAAGACTGAGGTAAAGGCAGGCAAGCCCATTAAGCAGGCTGTTGCTATTGCTTACAGTGAAAAGAGAGAGGCTGAAAAAGCCAAGAAAAAGAAATGAAAGCCAGTCTAGCAGTCCATCTTTTAATAGCACTTGGCTTTGATGAACATCTGTTCATGAAATGGAAGGTAGGCAAAAACCCAAGCTATACCAAAAAAGGTCCAGGTAGAACACATAAACAAGGAAAGAAAAATGATATTTGAACATGAAATCCAAGATGTAAACTTAATAATTACTAGCCTTGAGCACAAAATCAGGGATATGCAAATATTAGTTCAGAAATTAATGCACAAAGCTAATGAGCAAATGCCTACTCCAACTCAATTAACTCCAGTAGCTGAGACACTAGCAGAGCCTGCTCCTGAGACTCATCCAAATAACTAAAAGTTATATTAAAATCAAATATATACTAAAATTTACAATATGGGTGCTCCACTAGGTAATATTAACTCAGCAAAAGGCAGACTTTTCCAAGAAAAGCTGAGGATGATTCTTTCCCAAGAGCCTCATAGAGCTAGAGCAATTGCTGAAGTCTTGATTAGCAAAGCTGAGGAGGGAGAGCCTTGGGCTATTAGAGAGCTAATGGATAGGATTGATGGGAAGGCAGTACAGGCAACAACTCTTGAAGATGCAAGTGGAAATGTCATCATGCCTCATCTTCAGGTCACATTTGTAAAGCCAGATGGAGCAGAGTGAACTTAATCAAGCTATTAAAAAGGCTGAGTTTCCAGTCAAGCTCCAGTGCCTGTTCCAGTCATCAAGGTATAAATGCATCTTTGGAGGCAGAGGGTCAGCAAAGTCATGGTCTGTTGCTAGAGCATTGCTCATCTTGGGTGCAAAGCAAGTCCACAGGATTTTGTGTGCCAGGGAATTTCAGAACTCCATATCTCAATCAGTTCATAAGCTATTAAGTGACCAGATCATAGAACTGGGTTTAATAGGTTTCTATGAAATTACCCAAAACTCCATCAGAGGGGCAAATGGGACTGAGTTTGCTTTTGTGGGATTAAAGAATAATCCACATAATATTAAGAGCTATGAGGGTTGCACAATTGTCTGGGTAGAGGAAGCTCAGGCAGTTTCAGCCAGGAGCTGGGATATTCTTATTCCCACTATCAGAGCCAAAGATTCAGAAATCTGGATAACCATGAACCCAGAACTAGAATCTGATGCCACATACCAAAGATTTATTCTGCATAAGCCTGATAATTGCATAAGCCAAAAAGTGAACTGGAGTGATAACCCTTGGTTTCCTGAAGTCTTAGATCATGAGAGGAGAACCTTACAATCCAGAGATATTGAATCCTACAATACAGTTTGGGAAGGTCTTTGTCGACAGACTGTGGATGGAGCTGTGTTTGCAAGGGAAATGCAAATGGCAGAGCTGGAGGAAAGAATCACTAAAGTCAGGTATGACCCTACCAAGCCAGTTCATGCTGTGTTTGATCTTGGCTGGGCAGACTCTACAAGTATTTGGTTTGTCCAGTTCATAGCTCAAGAAATCAGATTTATTAGGTACATAGAGGATAGTCAGCAGACTATGAGCCATTATCTGGCATTGATGCAGACATTTGGTTATGTTTATGACACACTTTGGTTGCCACATGATGCACAGAACAAAACACTGGCAGCTCAGGGCAGAACCATAGAAGAAATTGTCAGAAATGCTGGGTTCAAGACCAAAATAATACCAAGAACTAGCATTGTGGACTCTATTAATGCCTCCAGAACCATGTTCAGGAATTGCTTTTTTGATAGGGACAATTGCTATGATGGCTTGCAATGTCTCAGGCATTACAAGTATGAGGTTGACCCAGAGACAAAGGCTTTTAGTAAAAACCCACTCCATGACCAGTATTCACATGGAGCAGATGCTTTTCGCATGGTTGCTTTAGGTGTTCAAGAGACTAGACCAAGAAGACCAAAGCAAGTAAACTATGCACCACCACAATCATGGATGGCTTTATAACATGGCACTTGACCCACTAGAAACAGATTATGACCCCATCATAGATGAGGCAAAGCAGTTCCTGAAGTTTGCTAATGATGCAGACACAATGAATAGGCAGGAGGCTTTGGAAGACCTGAAGTTTGCAAGTGGGGGCGATCAGTGGCCAGTGGACTTACAGAATTCAAGAAACCTAGAGTCCAGACCAGTCTTAACCATCAACAAGCTAGATGGCTATTGCAGGCAAGTCACTAACCAGCAAAGACAGCAAAGACCCAGAATCAGGGTTCATGCCACAAATACTGTGGAAGATGCTGCAGATGCCAAGGTCATTCAAGGCATGGTCAGGCACATAGAAGTTAATTCCAATGCTGATAATGCCTATGACAATGCCTATAACTATGCAGTCAGAATGGGTTGGGGATATTTAAGGGTTGACCACAGATATGTAAGGGAAGATTCTTTTGACCAAGAGCTATTCATTGACCCTATTGATAACCCATTTACAGTCTATTTAGACCCAAATTCAATTGCAGTGGATGGCTCAGACCAGGAAAGATGCCTAATTACATCCATGATGCCAAAGTCTGTGTTCAAGGAAATGTACCCAGATGCACAAGACACATCTTTCACATCCAGAGGCACTGGGGATACTCAAAGTGAGTGGATTACTAGGGAAGATATTAGAGTTGCTGAGTACTTTTATACAGTTAGAGAAAAAGCCAAACTCTATTTATTAAGTGATGGCTCTGCAAGGTTTGCTGATACTAAAGATTTTTTTGAAAGAATTAAAAAAGCTGGTCTAGAAGTAGTAGATGAAAGACCTAGTGTAAAAAAGACAATTAAGTGGAAAAAGCTCACAGCAATTGAGGTGCTGGAGGAGAAGGACTGGCCGGGGTATTACATCCCAATTGTCCCAGTCTATGGTAGACATGTAGTTATTGGAGATAAGAGAAAGAAATTTGGCATGGTCAGACATGCTAAGGATGCCCAGAGGATGTACAACTTCTGGGTCACATCCATGACTGAGTCTGTTGCATTAGCTCCAAAGGCAAAATGGGTGATGGCTGAGGGGCAAGATGAGGGTCATGAGTTGGATTGGGCAAGTGCCAATATCAAATCAATGGCTACTTTGAGATATAAACAGA